ACGTGTAGCTGGCACTGCCTTAATCTGGTAAGCCTCAAGTACTGGTAGTTCTTGGTCATCTGTTACGTTGTTAAATACAAACTTAAGGGATATGTATTCTTGCTTGTTTTCAAGGGTACTGGTCATAAGTACATCTTGATTACTTAGACCCTCAGACAAGATAGCAAGTGAACTTGTAGTTTCATTTTTATCAATGGTGTACACGGTAACGTTATCACCTTGACCAGTAGTGCACTGCACGTTTAAGTAACGGAAGAACTTAGGTTCAACTGTACCGTAACGAATCTTACCTGTCTGTAACCAACCAGTGTCACGCTTATTTGTTGTGTGTTCTACTTGTAGTTCACCAGCAGTAGAGTCTTCTTCAACAACCATAACTAAACGATCATCAAGAACATACACCTCTGTGCAGTCAGAGCTATCTAAGTCCAATGACGAGCGATACTCTAAGTCATTTGCGTAGGCAAATGTTCCATCACTAAATTGTTCAGACAAGTCAATACGAATCAATGAAGCATTGGTGTAAGCACCATCATCAATCTTGGTTGCAGCGTATAAATACGTACCACGCTCAGTAAATCCATTGGCACCGTATGCTAGTTCAACTAGCAATGGACCCATAACAAGACTTCCATTAGATGTAACTTGACAGATACGTATACCCTTATTGGTACCTAGTGCTAGGTATCCAAGGTAGTAGTGAATGGAATTGATTACTTCACCATCAGGCATTGACAGTGCCATGACAGCACCTGCCATGTCAAGGGTGTTTGTGGTTTCATCAAACCTTACTTGCCAGATTTCACCATTGTTGCCACCATTGCCAGCAAGGAATACTGAATCAGGTGTACCAGCGGCATCTTTCCATACCCAAGATGGGTTGATGTGTGTCTTAAAGTTTGTACCTAATGAGTCAGTACCACCGCTATGGTTGTGAGTAGATGTAGTTCTACCTGCATCATAAGGTACAATTGTTAGGTTGTAGATTGTATTTCCAAGACCAAAGACTACATAGCCCTTTACGTACTTGATAACTGTATCTGTTCTATCTGAAGTACTAAAGTTAATTGCTACTTCATCTGAAGACAAAGTTGCAATGTTACCTGTATGGATAGCCGGAAGTTGCAGTGCCATCACCACTAAGGGTAATGCGCTTTAAGTAACCTGCTGAATCTCCAGATACAAGTGCATCGCTTCCACCATTCTTACCAGCGGCAGCGTTGATACCATTAGCACCAGTGTAGGCATGGAAAACTTCTGGCAATAAGGTTGCTTCGCCTATAGTCCATATGTCAACACCACGACTATCAAAGAATCTATGGCTTACATGCTGATAGTCAGTACCTGGTTCATAGAATGAAATACCTGCACCGTTATGCCACGATGTTTGTGAGCGTAGCCACCAACCAGTAAGCGATTGCTCGCCAGGTTCTTGACTATTATCAAACTGATCTTTTTTATATGGAGCTGTTTGACGCACGTATGGATCTTGATTATTTACCTTAACAATAAATGGCAAGTCATCAATAACAATATCGTAAGCAGTATCAGTTAATTCAAAAGTTGCTTCCGTTGATGTAACAGCAAGGTCAATGGGAACATCTTCTGTAATGTCATAAGTTGGCACTTATGCTCCTTAGTATTTGATAATGTAATTGACTACGATGTATGGTTGCAAGTTATTGTGCGCCAATCCGCCACCAGTTGTACCAACCGATGGTTGAGAATCACCAATACCATTGGCTGTAACACCACTACTTCCACTGCCATAATCATTGCCTGAATCAAATACAATTTGACCACTATGATTATGAGCTGGTATTTGTGTTACGTCAAGAGTTACTTCTTTTACTCCACCAGTTTCAGCAAGTGCATCAAACTCTACTTGAGTTGAGTCAAGTCCAACAGGAACTTTACCCTTTAGGTTAGGAACATTAAATGTAGTTGTAGTGTCACCTGCACCATAAGTTGTACCAATTACACCAAATAGCGTTGCATACGTAGTACGTGATATTGCTTGCCCATCACATAAAAAGTAACCACCAGGTATATTGTTACTAGCACCAGCATAAGGAACAATTACACCAGCAGGTACTGCAACAGTAATAGCAGCACTTAACGCATTTAATTGAGTTTGAATAGAAGAAGTAACACCATCTACATAGCTAAGTTCAGTAGATGTTATAGTTCCTACTGAAGTTGTTGATGGTAGTACTACTGTTCCAGTAAATGTAGGACTAACACTAGGTGCTTTAGCATCTATTTGTGTTTGAATGCTAGATGTAACTCCATCAACATAATTAAGTTCAGCAGTAGATGCAAGTACACCATCCATAATATTAAGTTCTGCTGTGCTTGCAGTAATACCATCAAGTACATTTAACTCTGTTGATGTAGCAGTAAGAGTAACATTCTCATTAATTTTTGGTGTAGTTAATGTTTTGTTAGTAAGAGTTTGTGTGTTTGTTGTACCAACTACAGCTCCTGTAGCACCATGAACAGCAGTAGCATCAATGTGGTTCTGTGCATCTTGCAAGTCACGACCAGTAATCATGTGCTTTACTATCTGCCCAGCAGTGTGTGTCTGTGCAGTAGTGCCATCCTGAGCACGAGTAACCTTTAAAGTTGGTGCAGATACACCAGACTGGTCTGCATCAACAGTAATAATTTCTTCAATTGCCGTGTCTGGGTTAAGTACCAAAGTATACGGTGGACTAGGAAGATTGGTTATGTTGTCAAGAGTAATCTGAGTAGCAATGTTAGATACGTTACCTGCTAATGCTTTCTCAGATGCAATGGAAGAGTAATTGCGTGCCATGATTTACCTATCTTGTAAAGTGGATTCTAGTTGGGTTACGATCAGTTAACTTTCGACTTTCCTCAGCAAGTCTCTTGTCATATAATGCAAGTAGATACTTAGCAGTGTTAGTACCAGCACCATAAGAACGACCAGCAATTTGTGACTGTTGATCAGACTCAGCAGAACCAAAGGTCAAACGACCTGGATCTACGAATGAAGCTAGCCGCGCTGAAGCACCAAGAACAATTACATCCTTACAAGATTGCGGTAAGCCAGTAACAATTTCAAAATCATCATCATTATTATCCATTACAACTGGAGCAGAAGTGTAAAATATTTGTACAGTTCTTCCAGGTTCTATGCCAGAGTATAAGCTAATACTATTTTTAGAATTAAAAGCACTAGTGTTAGCCATAGGATCAACACGCCAACCACGAACAGGAAGCCATTCTTTAGATGGACCAGTAGTTTGAAAAGATACTCCAAGTACAGTTTCTACTTCATCTGGTAAAGCATACGTTGATCTAGCTGTTGAGTAAGAAAATGTATGAGTATCAGTAGCATATAGATCTGGAAACACAGCTTGAATAGTATCGTTAATAGCTTCTTTAATATCAACAGATGGGAAGGTAGGAGATACAATTACACGTGTACCAACTGCATGACTAGAAGCAGTTGTACCATTGTAACCACGACCATAAGGAGGAATACTAAGTACACCAGTATTGCGGTCATATGAATCTACATAAATAAGTTCGTCATCAATTTGAATAATACCAGTTGAGATATTAGTAGCAGAAGCAACAGTAATACTAGTAGCCGTTGTATTAACGGCAGCAGTAAGGTGTGTCTGACGATCTTGACGCAGTGTAAAACCTGCTAACTTGCGTGATACTTCATCAGTCATTTGACCAAATGTAGCCATTAGTTACCCTTCATTAGTTCATCACGAATTTTCATAAGAAGCTTTCCAAGTTTGTTTTGTCCCTTGCCATTTACTTGACCCCAGAAAGTATCTCCCCAAGTGTTACCTTCAATTAAATCTGCAAAACCAGTATCAACTAACTTCTGTTTTAATTCTGGATTTTGTTGGAACTTTGCACGAAGTCCAGCTTCCATTACTTCTTCACGTATTTTATTCCAATTACTTCTAAGAGTTACTGTTTTACCAATTTTCTTTGCTTCTCCTGCTGTCTTAGCAGCAAGAATTTTTGCACGTTCAGTTGTATTAGTAGTCTTCATTGCTTGGAAAAAATGCTCAACAGTTGGATAAGTTTCATCGCCAAATTTAAAAGAAGATTCACTCATATTAGAAAGAAAAGAACTTTCTCCTCTAAAAGAATTAATTGGTTTTAAATCACCGCTATTATAAATATCTTTTAATTCAGAAAAATCTGATTCATGTGCTTGTTCAAAACTAGTTTCTTTAAGTAATTGATTATGTTTTGTCCAGTCATTATTATTTAATGCATCTAATTCAGATTCATAAAGTTCATCAACATTATCTTCAGTTAATCTAACAGTAGATGTACTTTTAGATGTTGATTTAGAAGAAAGTGGTTTTATATTATTTACATTCCATGGATCAAACTGTTGCATGTATTCTTGAATAGCACTTCGACCAGATTCTTTAAGCTCACTTGCCGTACCTATGCCAGCAAAGTTTTTAAATTTAGGTGGAATACCATCTAGTTCGTCCCATTCTTTAGACTTTGGATTATACTTAAACCACTTAGATGCGTTTTGTTCAAAAACAAATACTGGTTTATCTAGAATAATTCCCATTTCAACAGCCCAAGGAGTACCCCTGCCACCTACAGTAACTCGTGTTTCATCAGCAATTTTTGTCCACCCACTTGCAACGGCAAGAACTGCATCTGAGTCTTTAACTTGGTAAGCATTTCTATGCACAAGTTTTCCACCAGCAGATGATGTACCTGCTCGCTTACCTAAAACGCTACCTGCATCATTAACAAGTTTTGTTTGTTGACGTAATTGTTCTTCAGTTAAATCATTTCTAACTTCAAGTGCTGGTCGTTTACCAACAAAACCAGAAGCAGTACCAAGAGATTCATGTCCCTTAAAACTATGAGCCATAGTCTTTATGCCTACTAAATCAGCAGCTTCAGCCCATGCAGTATCAGCACCTTTAGCACCACCTGAGTGGACAGTAACATCTGAAACACTAGATATGGTTGATGTAGCTGGAGACACATCATCTACAGTTGTAGGTAATCCAGAATCTTTTTCCATTTTTTTAATTCTGTCTGCTAAAGTTTTACCTTCTTGCTTAAGCTTGTTACGTTTTTCAAAATCTTTAGCTGGAGTATTAGACCATTGTTCACGAAGTTTTTCTAAATCTTTTTTGGATTGATCTAAATTAAACCTTGTAGTTTTAGGTGCAGTCTTAGATGCTTCTTTTAAATCAAGTTTATTTAATTTATTGTACAACTCTCCAGCTTGTACACGTTCTTCTTCTGTTAATTTTTTGCGAAGAGATTTAAATTCAGTATCGTATTTATCTATTTTATATTGTATCTCTGGTCGCTTTTCTTTTGGCAAAGAATTTTTCTTACGACCTAATTTATCTAATTGATTTTGTAACCACGCAGCACGATCAACACGTGGAGATATGCTAAGTTCAGATGGAAGTGCAGTTCTTTCGGTCATGCTACTTTCAAATTCAAGTTCACCAGTCTTGCGATTAATAACAGTAACTTTGCCAGCTTCTTCTGGAAGTGTTAATGTTTCTGGAAGTTCAGCATTAACTTTATCTACAACTGCTTGTTCTTCTGGTGTTAACTTTTGTTTTGGGGCTGGTTTTATATCATCTTGTTTTAGTTTTGTTCTAGCTTCAAAACGATCTTCAGCAATTTCTTTTGCGGTCTTATCGGATCCAGTACCGTAGTATTTAGATTCTTGTTTTGTTGTCCAACCAAATTCATCTGCGTCACTAAATTGTCTAAATGGAGCAGGACCTGATTCAAATGTATCTAGTGGTGGCTTCTCAGGAACAAAACCAGTTTCTGGTTCTGGCTCTGTAATCTTTTTAAAGCGAGCTTCGCTCATAGGTCTAGTTGGATTCTCAGCTAAAGACAATCCAGTATCACGAATAGACTTAGCTTCTTCTGCGGTACGTAAAGCTACCTTCTTTGCTACTTCTGACACGGCTTCATTAGCAGCAACTTTTTCAGCATCAACAATAACTTTACCTAAAGCTTTACTACTAAATGTAAGTAGTTTTGCTGGAGGAATAAAAAATGTAGCAGCAGTAATACCTACATTAAGAGCATCGCCCCATGTTCCTTTGCCACTAGCAATTTTTTCTATTGACTTAACACCAAATAAAAAGTCAGCAACTTCCCATGCTACGCCTTTAGATTCCTCAACAATGTGAGTACCACGATACTCATCTGTTGGTGGTGTTATTCGGTTAGCCATTTATTTTTTCTTTCGAGTAGCTGCCATGTTGTCAATTAAATTTGGATAAGGTCGTCCAGCTTTTTTAGCACGAGCTTTAGCTTTAGCCTTTTGTTCTGGTGTTAATGCTTTAGATTTCTTTTTAGGATTTGGTTTATCCCATACTTGTTTCTTTACCATTTAACTTTATCTGCCCAGTATGCTGCTGACATTTTACCTTTAGCAATATTTTTAGCGTGACGGGCTTTAAACGAAGCCTGTCTTGCGGTAGGTTGTCTATCACCCGTCACACCTTGTTGTCCAAAGCGGATAGTTTTAACCTGTGTACCAACTTTAGCTACAACTACGTGTGACTTTTTTGGGTGGCTAGGTGTACGCTTTGGCTTGTTATAGCCAGAAACACCTGCACGTGCTAAACGTGGGTCCTTCTTTGCTACCATAATTTTTTACTTCATTCCTTTTTTGTACATTTTCATCATCATTGCTTTCTTATCTTCTTTTTTAGCAACGACTTTCTTTGCAACTTTCTTAGCTACTGCTTTTTTTACTGGTTTCATAGCCATGTTACTTACCCTTCTTGGTTGACTTAGGCATAGCAGGAACTGCTGGCACCTTCGGCATGTTGTAGTTTACTTTGTCAATACCTTTGTAAGAGCCTGGCATTGTAGGCATTTCGTGATCGTAGTTAACGTGATTACATCCACATGAAGCACACATGGTTATCTCCTTTATAAAGCAGAACCAAATGCGTGTCCTGTTTTGTTACTTACATCTACTGCTTTCTGAATCTGTGCAGTAGAAGTTCCGTCTGGTTGTATACCCTGAGCGCGAGCATCACGGTAAGCTTTAAGTTCGTTGTTCCATTTCTTGTTGGTCCAACCATTGTTAACTAGATTACCGTTAGCATCACCAGTTGACATCTGTATGTTAGAAGCTCTTAGACAATCTCCCCAAGAGTCATGGTCTTGAGTAGGACATCCAGTTCTACAAGCCATTCTTATAATCCTTTACAGTCTGAGTCATAATAAACTCATAGTTCTTAATCAAACGCTCTTCAGTAGGATTTAGATCAACTGCTTTGCGTGCGTATCTTTTAGCAGAACCCTTCTTGCCTAAGTTCCAACATGCGATAGATAACAAGTCATACATTCTCCAAGGCATTGACTGATCAGCTACATAGTGATTGTAAGATTCATTAGATAGTTCAGTTACTTTCATTGCTGCTTGATAGCAATGATTCCACATCTTACGTTCATAGTAATAGAATGCCATAGGCATCCAAGCTTCTAGATCTAATGGTGCTTCTTCAACATTGCGTTGATACCAGTAAAGACCTTCACGATCATTACCTAACTTGCAGTAGGCTTCACCCATACCACGCCAAGTCTGAGCACGTTCAACATTCCATCCTGGAATATCTTCTAGCTTCTTACCTACATCAATAAGTTCTTGCCACATACCCTTAAAGTAATACTCACGGGCTAAGTAAACAATCATTCGATGATCCGTAGGATCTTCTTGATGTCCTAGTTCTAGTAGTGACAGATAGTTACTACGAGGTTTATCGTTATCAGGTTGATGAGATACTAGTGACTCTACTATAATAAGTTTATCTAAACTTTTATCAATAGGTTCTATAACTTCGTGGCAAGGATACCGCCACTTGTAATTATGTCTAGCATGAATACGATTATTGTTAGCCCAGATGTTACCTGTGTCCCACATAACCCAAGCTCTACCAGTGTCAGGCTTCCAGCCTTTACGCAGTAGATCAAAGAAGTTAGGATCAGGAACTTCATCCATGTCCAAGGAAACACAAATGTCTACGTCAGATGGTACTAAATCTAGTGCCATATTTCGTGCCACATCAAACCTAAAGTCGCTTAGCGTGGCTCTGTGGGCTTCTATGCCGTACTGTAGGAGTAGGTCATAAGTGTTATCTTCTGATCCTGTATCTAGGACAATTCGGACATCAGCACCTTTAGTTACTTCTGCCCATTGTTTAACATGTTTAGCTTCATTTTTAGCTATAGCGTATACCGCTATCTTCATGTACCTAAAGCCTTTTCTAATCTTTCTAGATCTTGGTAATAGCTATCTCGTATGTACTCACCAAATGCGTGCTTATCTTTTTGTGTAATAGCAGCAGTGTTGCTTTCGTATGTTTCATCCTTTGGTGCTTTACCATTCATCCAATGTAGATGTTCCATGTTTACATCTCTAAAGTAATGCAGTGAATTTATTGACTCACCCATTAACTTCCAGAAATCATCTGCATAAGAGTGGAATAAAGTAGGTGGGCACCAGAACCCTAGTATCTTAGTAATGTTAGTAGATATCATTATCTTGGTAGGAAGTAACTGTCCTTGGATACCATCATTGCCGTATGATAATCCATAACCAATACGCTTGATTGGTTCGTATAAGATTTTATCCCAACCATCTGTTTGTACCAGACAGTCATCATCTATACCAGTAATAGTTTCATACTTGTCTAGGTACTGTGGTACAATAGTGTTGAACTTACCATTGACACCATGGTGACTATCAACTACGTGAGTAGTTACACCATCTATCTCAGGGTATAAGTCCTTCTGGTCTTCGTTGATAATCAGAGCAAAGTCAGATATTTTGCTGACTTTTTTAAGTGCATCAAATGCACGTACCGCATTGGCTGGTCTTGACCGAGAGCCAATAATAACAAGATTAGTATTAACCATGCTATTATCCTAGCACACTATGGACGTAGTGAGGATTTATTAATAGCTACACCCTTACAACAGTCTGCGTATGATTCACAGTCCTGTGTTGGGCAACCTGTTCTACAAGCCATTACCATTTTCCTATCGGACAAGTTGCTAATTCAAGCTTTACTTTTTGATTCATAATACATCCACACTCTTTACATATTCCAGCAATTAAAGAAGGACAATTGTAACAAATAGAGAGTCTATCAGTAGCAATTTCATCTATACTTCTTGGATACTTATTTTTATTTAATAGATGCCATGGCTTACTTGTCATTTTTATTTTCTTACCATCTTTGATCTGGACAAGTAGCGTGAGGATTAGTGTGTAAAGTTTTACCTGGACAACTACATTTAGAACAAGTTGTAGTTTCTGGAACCCAGAATGGACACTCAAGACAAATAAGTACACGGCTTTCAATGGTTATTGAGTTCTTGTAATATGGTTCTATTTCCCACTTAAAAGTATCTTCATTCCAAAAGTATGGAAGTGGTTGCCATTCTACTGGTTCTGGTAATGGAGCTTCCCATTTTCCAGTTTCTAAATTTAATGTCCAAGATGCATAGGGCTTATCAGTAAGAAACATATCCAACTCTTGGTCGTATTTCATTCCTGCATTAGCGTAATTTCCACGTATATTCCCATTAAAAGAAGTACGCAAGCAACGCTTGCCATATTCTTCAGAGTAATACTCTTCAGGACTTTTGCCGTCTATAAGATTGTTTTCATCTTCTCCAACAAATACCTGTACAACAATATTGTTTTCATCAAGTAGTGCATAATGAGCCATAATTAAGTTACCAAATTTCCGTTAGCCGTAAATGTATGATAAGTATATCCACCTGATGAAGTGATTGTACCACCAGTTCCTTTTTGTGCACCAGTATAACGAACTATAACAATACCAGAACCACCAGTAGCATTACCACCAGCACCATTACCAGTATTAGCAGCACCATTAGAAGCACCAGTACAGTTATTCATTCCACGTCCACCAGAGGCATAAACGGTTCCAAGTGATTTCCAGTTAAAACCACCTCCACCATTTCCGTGGGTAGAACATCCAGCAGCACTACTGCCACCTCCAGTGGCACCACCGCCGCCGCCTCCTGCAGCACAACAAGCGGTACAAAAAGCACCACCTCCACCGCCGTGACCATTTCCAGAAGTTCCACCAGTAATACCTGATGAACTATTTCCACCAACTGCAGTGTATCCAAATGCGGTACTAGAACCACCCGTAGCCTGGTAAGCACCAGCACCTATAGTAATTGGATATGTTTGAGCTAAACCAATGGTAATACTTAAATCTCTAGTTTGACCACTACCGCCACCGCCAGAGTAACAGCCGTCACCACTACCACCGCCACCGCCTCCAACTATTAAAAGTTCAGCAGCAAAAGCAGTAGATGAAAGTTGATCCCAAGCTTTACTTCCTTTTGGAGTTCCCTGAGCAATGGTTGATTTACTTACTTGACGTACAGCCATTAGGCAATCTCCGTACCATAAATTCCAAATGATAGGTTAGCACTTAATGCGTAAACAGTAACTACATCTGTTGCTTCTAAAGTTAATCCAATAGTTAAAACAGTTGTATCATTAGCGGCAATAGCAATGTCATATGCTAAGTAGTGCTGGTTTGCTAAAGTAGCACCTGCAGGACGAACAGAAATTCGGTAAGAACTAGCACTAGCACCACGATTAGCCACAGTAATAGTTGAAACTACTGCTTGCTTACCAGCACCTACGGTGTAGATATCTGTAGAGGTTGTAGCGGAAGGTGCGCTTTGTGCAAGCACCTTATATGTAAATGCCATGTTAGGCTCCCATCATTAGAAATATGTGAATGTCTTCTGGAATTGTTATTGTTGACCAACTAGTATCATAATCTGTACTAGAATCTTTAGTTAATACTTGACCAGTTGTACCACCTGTGGAAACACCAGGTCCTGCTGGTCCAGTTGGACCCGTAGGTCCAGTTGGTCCTGCAACTATGCTATCTGCGCCAGTAGCACCAGTAGCACCTGTAGCACCCGTTACTCCAGTGGCACCTGTTGGTCCCGTCGGACCCGTGACACCAGCAGTACCAGTTGCACCAGTGGGACCTGTGGGACCAGTAACAGTTGAGTCAGCACCAGTAGAGCCAGTCGGTCCAGTAGGTCCCGTAGGTCCTGTAGGACCCGTTGGTCCTTGCACAGTACTGTCTGCACCCGTAGGTCCAGTTGCACCTGTAATAGATGGACCAGTAGAACCTGTACTTCCAGTAGGTCCTGTAACGCCTTGGATACCTTGGATACCAGTAGAACCAGTAGCACCTGTACTACCTGTAGGTCCAGTCGGACCTGTATTACCTATTAACCCAGTAGATCCTGTTGATCCTGTAGCTCCTGTTGAACCAGTTGGACCAGTACTACCAGTAGAACCAGTTGAACCTGTAGGACCAGTAGAGCCAGTTGGTCCTGTGCTACCTGTAGATCCTGTAGGACCAGTAACACCTATTGCTCCTTGTGGTCCTTGAGAGTTTGAAACAACAATTAATTGTTCGTCTACTGAAATAATTGTATTTGACATTATCTTGTTACCTCTGGTGTCACTGCGAATCTACCTTCTAATAATCTATAAACTTCTCCGCTACTTGATTCAACTTCTAGATCGTATAACCATCTACCAGGTGGGACAGTAGCCATAACTGAAGCAGAAACTGTAACTGATATTACTCCAACACTTGAAAGAGTTATATTTGTTGGAGAAGTTAAGTCTAGTAATTTTGTTGAATTACTAAATGAGCGTCTAACCTGCATCCTTCCAGAGTAACCAGTTAGGTTCCAAGGAGTACCATCATTTGAGACGGTAAATGTTTTTGAAAATGTTGCACCCTGTTTGGCTACAATGTTGTACTTACCACTCATAGTTCATCCTTAAGATGTAATGTAATGTGTTCATCTAAACGCTTTTCAATTCTGTCTACTGTACGAGCAATGTCTGGAAGACTTCTACCACCATTAGCCGTAGGCTGGATAGGATGTGTCAGTTCTTTAATGTAAGATTTTAATGGAGTTACAATAATCCATTTGCCTATTAATGCAATAATACCCAGTGATAACGATACAACAGTCAATGATTCTAACAATGTCATGTTGTAATCACCGTGTAGCCCACTGATTCAAGAGCTGCTTTTTCAGTAGCATTAACAACGTACTCATGTCCACCAAGATAAACTAGATCAGCAAGATCTAAATCATCTTGTGCTGGAAATCTATCTTCATAGAACTCACCATCAAGACGGTAAACAGTTACACCTTGTTTACGTGTGTAGCGAGCAAATAGGTGGTTACCACCCATAGGTCCTTCGTTCTCTACTGGTGGTACAAATAGGTATGGCATTTAAGTCCTTTCAGTACCTAGCAACACCCCCACCTTGTGGGTGGGAGTGAAGCTAGTTACTAAACTAGGCGATGCTAGAAGCAGACTCGATACGGTACAACGCTTCATTACGGTAGATAGCGTGTCCTAGAACACCGTACCAACCGATTGGACGCTGACGCATCAAACGATCTACGACTGGACCGATAACCACGTGTGGTTCTTCGGCAACAGCTTCAGCAAGTGCTTGCTGTCCACATAGGAACGTACGGTATACAGAAATGCTTGAAGCACCGTCTGAACCCTTACGTAGACGTGGAGATTCAATGAAGTAAGCACCTTCAAACTGACCAATTTCGCCAGCCCAGATTGCATCATTGCTCTGGTACTCGTGCGGGTTACGCCACGATGCAGCACCAGTTTCGGCACGAAGATCGTGAGATACTTCTGGGTGAATACCACACCAGTATAGTGATCCCTTACGACCATTAGCCTTGTTGGAACGAAGCTTTGCAACAGCGTAACGGATATCGGCAGCAGATAGTGTGTCATCTGAAGTGATACCTGAAGTTGTTGTTGCAGTGGTTGTTCCACCAGTTGCGTAAAGTACGTTAGTACCTGTTAGCAATGCATCCTGTGCTAGTTCGTCAATAGAATCAGCCATGTTGAATGCAATGATGTTAGCAACAGCAGGGTCTACATCTGCAAGAGATAGAAGACCAAGCTTCTTGCTAACCAAAGTAGCGTTACCATACTCGTTTAGAGTAATAGTTACGATGTCTGGAGTTGCAAGAGCAACTGCAGTTGGATCTACTTCTTCAGACAGAACGCTCTTAGCAACTGCCATGTCGTTGTAGATCTGTAGAGCTACAGATGAACCTGGCATTGCCTGACGTGCTGGCTTCTTGTCTGCTACTGAACGTAGCAATGGGGTTGAGCGTAGTTCAAATTCAACAAGGCGATCATACGCCTTCTGAACCAGACCAGCACCGTTAGATGGTGTGAATGTACCAACGTTGTTAGCGGAAGAGTAAGCTCCACCACCGAGACCACCGTTAGTTGCTGCACTACCACCCGATAAGCCTGTTACAGCCATGATTATTCCTTAGGGGTTGTGTGATTGATTACGAATCTGCGCCGTAAATCATTTCCATTAATTCTTCGGCACTCTGAGCGTTGTTAAGACGTGAGAACATGTCATTAACATCGTCAGGAGAAAGAGCAGAGCCTGTTACAGCATCAATCTGTCGCAGTGTAGATAGATTTTCTTGGTCTACCATAGGCTGCTTTACTTGAGCCTGAACACCAAAGACTTCTCCATACTCATCCAACCATTTGCTAATTGATTCTGGATCATTAGCAACATCTGATGGAATAAATGTAGCAATCTTAGGATTAACTCCTCTTTCATTTAGAACGGAACTGACGACAGACTGACGCTGAAAGCTACGTAAACCTTCTAGTTCAGTTTCTAGTTCCTTGATACGCTTAGACTTAGCGCGATCAGCTTTACGTAAGTTCTGTAACCCACCAGTCTGATCATCTTCTTCCAAGAAGTCGTCGTCTTCGTACCATTCATTGTTGTTACTCATCGTAACTATCTCCCTTATTCATTAGTTGAGCGCAGACCACAAAGCTATACGGGGAATATAGCTTGGCTTCCACTACCAGTCTGTTACGTCGTTGGGGCTGGTCGATCCAACGAGAGTTTTATACTTGAGTCTTGCGACCTAGTGAGCCAGTCTTAATACCAGACTGTCCACCAAATTCTGCACGAGCTTGAGATGCTAAACGCTTAGTGCGCTTGCTTGTTTGACCAAGAAGATTTTCTCTTTCAAGTTCTTCTTGAAGACCTTGTGTACTTGCTTCACCAAACATACGAGAGGCTTGTTCAATACCAGTCTTTTGTTCAGCAATCTTAGATAATCCAGCACGTGCTTGATTGCGATTAATTCCTTGGCTAGAAATAAAGTCTGCACCAAGAGCTGATGTAACACCAGTTTCTGTTTCAGCAGCTCTAATCTCGGCAACATTAATTTTTGTATTAAGAAATTTAGATCCTTCTTTACCAAGAAGAAGACTAGTAGCTAACTCATTATCGGTAACACCTGGATACATACGCTTTAGTTCATCAACTAATGCCTTATCTCCAGAGTCAACCGCCTTAGTTACACGAGTATAAGCAACATCAAAGCGATCATTTAACTCACTAACAGATACATCATTAGCGATAAACTTTTCATAATTTTCACGTTTAGCTAAACTGTTTGCACCATAAGAAGCAAGAGTTTCAGCATACATACTTTCTTGCTGAAGGTAAGCACCTTCTGAAAGCATGTTTTTACCAGCAGCTAAACGATCAAAGTTACCTTTAAATCTTGTTTTATAAGTTTCTGATTTACGCAAATCTTCATAAACAAGATTAGTATTATCTATTCCATTGTTTTGAATTGATTCAGTAATAACATCTGCTAATTCTTGTAGACCATTATCAATAAATAACTGACGTAAAGTATCCCAACCAGCCATGCTACATTCCCATTCTAGTTAGGATATCGCGTCCTGCGCCCATAATTTTATCTGAATTCTTTTTGATGTCAGCCCAATCATCTGTTTTGTAGAGAGTTTTACGCAAAGCATCTCCAACAATTGGCTGACCTTTATCATCTTTAGCTGCCATTGATTGCTGTACCCACTTGTTATTCATGTCAAGTGTGCGGTAATCGATATCCATTTCTTGCGAAATAATATTTTTAAATCCTGCAGCAAGATCGTCAAGACTATTAATGTCGCTTAGTCTGTCAGCCCAGTGTGAATACTGTTGTTTAGCCATTGCAGTAATATCATCCTTGGCTTTGCCAGGATCAAAGTTTCCACTTTTTGCTGCAGCACGTACACTATCAAGTACCCAACTATCAGATACTGTTACACCATTACGTTTAGCCCAGTCGCGGATACTGCTCTCAGTATCTCCAGCCTTACCAAATAAAGAACCAGCAACATCTTGTGCGCTCTGGCTACCGTAGGCTATGTAAGTTGAAAGAACACTTGTTAACTCATTGTCATTAAGACCGTCACGCAATGCGTTCTTAGATAGTTCAGTTAGTTCAGCATCAGAAAGAGTAGTTCCATACTTAGCAGCTAAAGCACTAACACGTGCTTTCTCGTTGCCAATCTGCTTATTAAATTCTTCTGCCTGAGCAGGATCGTTTTCTAAAGTGTAGTAGTTTCTCTGTGAAGCACTCTTTGTTTTGTACCAGTTAAGAGATTGAAGGCGAACATTAAACTGTTCTTTAGTCCACTCAGTACCATTCTTCATGGCAGTCCAAGCTTCATTAAACAAATTAGTTAGTTCTGGATCTGCTTGAATAATTGCTAGTGGAACTTTATACAGATCGGCTTGTGCGGCGGCAGATACCCAACCATCGTTATCATCCCAAGCAAAATCACCACTTGGTTGTGGTGGTTGTACCCATTTGCCCTTTGTATCTTTAACCCAAGCAGCACCAGGACGATCTTCAGTTACGGTAGTTGAGGTAGTTTTATTACCCTTAGTAACCGTTGTTGTTTTACTCGTAGCCATTTTAACCTAATTGAATTGGAGCTTTTAAAGCATCACGGAAATAGTTAATGAATGTAGTTGCTTTGTTATAGTTCTCTGCTTGAGGATCAGCCAGTGCTTGCTCTCGCATTGCAAGTGCTTGATCTCCAGCAGTAACTCCACCAGTTATAGTGGTAACAGAGTTGTCACCACTACGGCGAATCTCTGTAGTCTGTGGAGCCATAGCATTTAACTTGTCAGCAATTAATTTAGCAGTCTCAGTATCTGCTCCCTGACCAGTGTATTTTTGGAACATCTGATCTAGTGCAATTTCAATATCACCAGTATCAAAGTTATTAACGCTTACGTTCTTTTCATAGCGTGGTGATTGGTAACCGCCACCATCCTTAGTGCCGTCAACGTTAAATTGACCCTTGTAACTTTTAACAAAATCTTCAAAGGTAGAAAATACACGCTTGCCATATGTTTGAGCATTAGCAATATTAGCATTTAATTCTGTAGTGCGATAAACCGCACTTGCAATAATATCTCTTGTAAAAGAATCAGCATAGTTAGGACTAGCTTGTTTCATTGCTTCAAGATATTTAATATCTTCTGGACGAGTAACAAATTTATTAGCAATAAATAAACTACGCAATTCATTTAACTTGCCAGAGTTTTGATATTCAATTGCAATTCTAGCTACTGCAGAATTAAAACTTTCTGGTCTAAGATCTTTTGATTGATAAATATTACCTGATTTATTTGCAATAAAAGATACTGGTACTTCAGAGTTAGGATCACTGGCTCCAAGTTTTGGATCTTTATAAACAATAAGTTCACCATCAGCAGATGGAATAAAAGCATTCTTCCATCTACGCTGACTTAATGCATCATCTGGTGTAGCAACAGGAGAGTTGGTAAGATAATCAAGTTTAGCTTGTTCATCTGCACTGTCAGCTTGATAAGGACTTTGAGTTTTTGTTCCACCTATAGGTGCAAGTTCTTTTGCTGTTGCAGCAGCTTCTGCAGCTTCTGCATCAGTTTTAGCATTGCGGATTGCTTCAAGAGCATCTTGATATTTTTTTGCTTTAACTGCATCAGCACCCATTTGACCTTTTGTTGGGGGAGCTGGTCTGTTTTTCTTTTCTTCTTTTTTTATTTTTGTTTCTTCAGTTATAGCAGCCCACTGTTCTGGAGTTAACTGAGTAAATCCAGGACCATAAGGCTTTGAAGGGTTTTTTAATCTGGCAATACGCTCTTCTTCTGCCTTCTTAATATCGTCATTAACAGACATTGTTACCCATTCCTATTAATTCCAGCACGACCATCTCGTGATTTAGCATTCATTAGTTTTGATAGTCCGTAGTTGTAATACTGTTCAATAGTTTTAGTATTATCAGAACGGATTAGTTCTTTAATTGCAGCTTCTGCTGCTGCTTTTTCTTCGCGCTTTAAGTCAGATCCATTGGCTGCTTCAAGTGAATCAATATACGCAGCTTGCTTCATAAACCTTGAGTAGATGTCATAGGCTTGAATAATTTTAAGCTTAAGATCTTTAGGTACATCAGCATTAGGGGACATTGCATAGTTGTAAGCATTGTTAGCAAATTCATAGGCACTAGTATTATCTAAACCACTAGCCATATGTTGCTCAAGACCAGGAACTTGCATCTTAATTAATGCACGTTGCTGCTTATACTTATCTACAACTGCTCTACGCTCTGCAACAAAGCTAAATGGTAGTGGTTTAAGTTCATTAGCTTCTTTATCATTTAAATCGTAGTACGCATTAACATGTTCTTGCATAATGATTCTATTAAAGTATGCATCTATGTCCACATTCTGCGCTATACCTGCAGCAGTAGCCCATTGCCATACACCAGGACTAAACTCACCATTGCTAGGAGCAAACAGTAATGCACCTGCTCCATACTGATCAACATCTGACTGGTTTTTAATAGTCCAATTCTGCATTTCTGAACTAAACTTAAGAATAGGTTGAATCTCTTTAGACTTTTTAGATACAAGGTATGCAATCTTGCCTGGGTTATCACCCATCCATGTTGCTAATGCCATCTCATATGGGTCACTAGCATCTGGATACTTTTGCTTTACCTGATCTAGCACTTCATAGAATGTTTCCTGCATAGATACTACGCCTGAATCAAGCATGTACTCAGGTAAGTCTTTATTACCTTTAAGTTGTACAGACATAGGAAGAACCATTCCCAATAGTGCACGTGTAACAATAATGTTGTGTGCACTAATGCGTGTATTCTTTAGGTATTCCATTTTATCTGCTTCAAACAAAGCAGTGTCTATACTGCCATCTGGCAAGATGTACTTAGGATCCTTTGGATTAACACCATAACCATTGGCTTGATTGTAACTAATAGCTTGTGTAAGAGCTGAGATTTCCTGTGTTGACTTCTCATCAGGACTTAACATGCTCCAGATGTTACGTGCAAACTTAGGAGTAACTGCATTATAAAGCGTTACGTTATCACCAAGGCTACCCATTAAAGTATTATCTAGGTCTTCAGCAAGGTTCTTTGTTGGATCAAACTTACCAAGCAAAGCTTTACCTGTAAGGATTGACAATGAAGCCATTGGACCCGAAAGGTAAGGCATACCAGCATCAGTCTGGAACGAAGGATTACCAGCAGTTAAGTTAAACGTAATGTTGCTGAATAAAGGTTGCTTCATACTTTCAGTATTGCCAGTTAATGTACGAATAGTGCTATCAACTGCACTGTAGATAACATCATCCATAGGCAAGATTACATAAGGCTGACCATCTGGATCCGTATGTACTTCACCTACAGCATCAAAGCCTTGATTAATTAATCTTAGACGATAGATGGTTTGAAGCGGGTAGTCTTTAGTGAGACGATACATACGACGATGAAAGTCTTCAACTGCACGGTAGAAACGACCTACTGTTCGCATGTTGTAAGCAAATACAGTCTGCATGGCAGGGTTATCAGAGAACTTAAGTACATGTTGAGTAGCATCATTTATAGCTTTGTTGCCAAATACTTTAGCTGCTTGTTCTTTTGCATTGCGATCAATTGTATCCAATGCTTTATCGCTAAGAACTCTACCTTCATCTTCAAGTTGTTTAACACGACTCCAAGTTGCAAGATCAGTAGTAACACCATCAAAGTCAAGGTCAGTCATTACTCTGCCTTCAACTCTTTTACCTTTAATTAATCCTCGGTAATCATCAAAGGTTAATGTACGTAGAATTTTACGATGATCAGTAATTCCGTTAGCCATTGCTTCTTCAAAGTATTTAATTAACTTTGGATTGTATTGTAATGGTCCACCGTGAAAAGCATTGTACGTATCTTTAAGACCAGCGGTAACAAACTCAAGCATCTTATCAGCATCATCTGCAAGATCTTTATAACTATCAAAAAATCTAGTGCTATCTATAAATGCTTTGATGTTATCTGCTTCATCAACTGCTGGTATCCAACGACCTTCAGCATTTTTAATAAAACCAAGGTTACGCATTAACCAAAACTAAATGTGCGATCTTCACCATTTTTAGTTTTAAACGTAAAGCCACGATCATTAAAGATACGAGTCATATTATCAAACATAGTGATGTCAATATCAGAGTCTGACATGTCTCTAGTATCAACTGCACGTATAGAACCCTTAGGTGCAACACCAAGAGCATCCATTGAGATGTCTACTTGACCTCTATCTAAAAGTACTGGTGTAACCATGCTATCTGAACGACCAAGTGCAGCAGCATTTACGTTACGGCTAGATACATCACGCAAAACATTTGGATTATCAATAATAAGTTCGCGCATCCACTGTTGCTTAACTGGATCTAGTCTTCCAGCACGGCGAGCAATAGCACGATCAACTAATTCAGCACGAACAAGTTCATCAATTTCCCATTGAGACTTTTTCTTATTAGCCTTTTCAATTCCCTTACGTATATCAATACGTGTTTCTTGGCTGATATCTCTTACTGCACCAAATTCACGACCAAGTACTTTACCTATAGCAACTTGAATACCATTCTTAACTGGACCAACAGCAGATAAATCGCCAGTTGCTGAAGCTTGGATTTTATTAAACTTACGAGCAGCACCATAGTTTTTAATTAACGCACCGTTAGCGTACATCAAGAACATAAAGCCTTCGTCAATTGCAGTACGAATACCCAACTGAGGAACAAGTGTAAGAGTTGTCCATAGGTCTGTAGCAATACCAGTAACTCTGTGGTTATATGCTCCACCAATTACTTGTGGAATATATTCAATTAATTTTTTGTCACCTTTATTAAGTGATCTACTAGCAGCAAATTCAGAAATTGCTCTCCAGTCTGGTGCGGTTACGTAATTCTGAAATTGACTAGCATGTAAAGGACCAGTTGAAGCGATTGATCTGCCCTGAGCCAAACCAAATCTTTCAGGCATTGGTGCATTATCTAATACTTCCCAAGTTGTTTTATTACCAAAGTGAGCATCAAGAGATTTTTTAATAAACTCTTCTCCACCATCCATGCCATGAATACCAGCACGACGCATATTTAATTCAAAGATGGAGCGATGCATTGCAAATCGATCAGCTTGACTAGATCTTAAGAAATCCATAGTAGCAACTTCAGCTAGATCGCGACGACCAAATGCAAGGAATGCTTGCTTGCGAAATATGTCAGCAGTCTTAGCTACGTTTGCATCGTCATGGTAAACAATAGAACGACCAGGATGCAACTGAACTTGTTGTTGAATAAATTTTTGTAAAAAGTTTTGTTGTTTTTGCGCTTTAATTTCAACGCCACTTACATTGTCACTTAAAAGTTGTGGACGAAGATCTGCATATTGAATTGGAGTTTCATCGTAATCTACTTTACCAGTAAAAAATTCACGAGTACGTTCTTTTGCTTTCATTACAAATTCGCGAGAACTTTTTACGTGATCTGCTCCATTAATTGCATAAGTTTTATCTACTGTGCGACCACGAACAAATTTAGTAAATGCTCCAGTTTCATCATTATCAAACTGACGAACAAGACTTGGAAGATCTGTTACGCCTAAACCTGACCAGAATTCAATCTCTTCAATTGTGCCATGAGCAGGAGATGCTTTTTGAATTCTAGCAACAGCTTCATTCATTGCAGCTGGATCATCAAGTTCTTTAGCTTTTGTATAGTCACCAATTCCACGAGTGTAACTATCAAATACTGGAGCAACATCAGCACGAGCAAGATAGGTGGGAACATCGTCACCAGTTTTAATTGCAGCAGCAAGTTTTTCAGCTTTGCCCGCTGCTTTAGCAGCAACAGAACCACCAAGTGTTAAATAAGTTAATGGATCTGCAAAGATTTGATAAGCTAAATCAATAGTGCCACTAGTTAATGAAAATAATTTTTTATTATCTTCAACGCTAACGCCTAAAGAATTAGCTACAAACCTGCCAATGTTACGACCTGGAGATAGTTGTGCTCTAGAAAATTCACCAACCATAATGCCAAAAGCTTCTGGTTCATTAAACATAGAATTAATGGCAGTTAAAATAGCAGGGTCGTTAGGACCCCAAGCATCAATAATTTCTCCTGGAGTATCACCAGCAAGAACATGCATAGCTACAAAGCTTTCAGCTCCGCCATACTTATTAACTAATTCATCTGATATTGATTCATCGTAAAGATACTTGCCCTCAAAAGATTTATCAAAATTAGCACGAGTCCAAAATGATTCACGATTAATAATTGAATTTTGAAGCATGTTGCCAGCAGTGTTTATTGCTTTACCGTATTGTGCTCCAGCTGCCATGAGAAAACGAAACGGACTTTTAATTACGTCACCAACAGATAGACCGTCATCAAGACCTAAAACTTTTCTAAATGTTTCATTCTGAATAATTGCGCCGTTGTCTGGTTTATTTTGATAATCAATGTTGTAGTAAGTCTTTAATACTTCTTGCATACCAGGTTCAAGCTTTTTAAATTCTTCTCCTGCTTGACCGCCACGCATACGCATAAGTTTTTCATGCGTAGTTTTAATACCTGACCAGTTTTCAATTAAGTTTTTTTCTTCACGAGTTAAAGCGGTACGTGCACCCGCAGCATAAAGAGCAGGACTAACATTTGCAACATTTGCATCTAGTTTGCGAATGGCAGCACTAGATGGATCATTTGGAGTATTTCCAAAAGTAGATACAGTTGGAGTTAATTCTGGAGTAAATGCTGCAAAGCTTGGCGACGCCCCATCAAATTCTGGTTGCACTGTCACTAGAAAATGCCTTTACTTTGCATTTCTCGTAATATCATTTCTACTTCGCCTGATGGATCGCTTTGAGATAAACGAGTAAGAATTTGTGAAGGATTAAATGTACGTGCAGGTAAGTTAAGAATTTCTGGACCAGCACCTTCACCCATTGGGTTACCAGTAGTAACTGGTTCATTTGGATTTTGAGTGGGATCAAATAATCCAACAACAGGAGGTAGAGTTGGAACTGGTTGTGCTTTAGCCATTGGAGCACCAGACATTATTTCTTGAGTAGCCTTGCGATCTCCATAAACATTTGGATCACTATTAACCATATCAGTACGCTGTGACAAAGCACCTGGACCAGATACTGGTTTGGCTTGAGTATTAGTACGTTGTGTACGTGGTCCACCTTGCTGTGCCATAACTAATCCTCTTCTTCTTCCTCGTAATTAAAATCATTCTCTAATGCATGTTGAATTAATCCAGTTACATGCCATACTGGTGACTTATCATCGTAGATAGTACTTGCCCACCATTGACCATCACCATCAAAAAATTCTGCGGTAACAAAATATGTAGTACAAAATGCACCGTCTTTATGAAATGTGTGTCCGTACTCGTCAAGTAAATCTTTTAATTTAGTTCTAAATAAAGCTAATCGTTCTTCTTCTGTCATGCCCCGCCACCCAGACGAGCTAGAATACTAGCAACATCTGGTGGTGGTCCCGCTGGTTGACCTGCTTGTTGTGGTGGTGCAGGTGGAGCACCCTGTTGCATTCCTTCAGGAGCTTCAGGTTGTTCAGGCATTCCTGGAGCTTCTTCTGTTTCGCCTTCTTCTTTCTTAAAAATTTCCATAACAGCATCTTCAATAGAAGTGCCCTTCTTTTTCATATCAATTACATTAGCAATCTTTTCAATAATTTCTGAAGGATCTGCTCCTTGAGCAGCCATCTGTGGAATTGCTTGAGTTAATGCTCCAATAGATCCAGAAAGGGCATCTCGCATTCGCTCGATATCAATGCGGTCTTTTTCAAGACCAACATTCATACTCCAAGGTAGTTCGCTCATTACAAACTCACGAGATAGCAAGCCAGCTTGCAAAGCCTGTAGTGAGAAAATAAGTGCGCGAGATGGATCAAGTCCAGCCATAACTCCATAGCGAACCTGAATACTGTAGTCGCTTTTAATATCTTTAGAAGGCTTGTAGCTAATTTCGTATGGTGCACCTTGATAAATGCCAGCCATTCTTTTATCTTCGTCAAATAAAGTCTGATCAATGTGGAAACAAAGTTCCATAACCTTCTGGAATGTTTCAGCAAGAATTTGCTGTCCAGCCTTTATCTGCGAATCAAAGCCGCCAAGAAGTGCTTGAACTCCAGAACCTGTAATAATAGACGCATCAATGTTACCTGATCTTCCCTCTGGGTAACGAGCACCCATTCTCATTTCTTGCTCAAGTAGTTGCTGTTCGGTAAACGCACCAGTAGGCAACTCAAGGGCTACACGACGTACGCCAGCAGGATTGTTTGTGCGGATAACAGAGTCAGGACCAAAAGCAAATTCAGATACGTCATTAGGTAGAACCAATGGAGCTTGTACAGATTTTTCTGCAGCTTCCATAGCCAACATGCTAAAGCGAGCACGAGCAATCTGCGCCCAAAGTACGTCATCAAACTGACCGCGGGGGTCATCTAAGTCAAGTCCTGGACGACGAGCAACTACAACTGAAAGCATTCCAATTGGATTTTTAGCCTTACGAAGAACCAAGTTACCGCGTTGAGGTAAGAACAAAACTACCTGATCAGCATCTTCATAACGCATTAGTTCCATATTGGTGTCGTAGTCAGTCATGTCACGACCAAGACTTCCAATAATTACGCTTTCGTATTCAGGAAAGTCAACAACTAATTCACGAATAGTCTTAATGTACTTCTTGGTAAATGACACACAACGACCAAAGCGATCAAACTCTGGGTAAGAACCCATTGGATTCTCAATACGAATGTGTGGCATCTTTGCGTCAAAATTTGCATCAACAAAGATTGGCAAGAAACCATAGGTTAAGTACCAGTCAGCACCTGTATACATCTGAGTCTGAAGACTAGAGAATTCAACATAGTTGTTGGCAATGATAGTTCGCTTGTCAGAAAACTTCTTTGCTTTATCGGAGTTAATACTTGGAGTTGAGCAGTTAAACGAAGGAAGTGGAGCAAGAACTTCAGCAATGTCACGGGCAGCAACGTCAACAAAGTTAGCAATCATTGGACGAGACATGCCCTCTGGGAACATATCTGGGTAGACGGACTCCATGTTGCCACGGCGAACAGCAGTAATATCTGCCATGCGATAGTCACGTTCACTATATCGACGTGTAAGAGCTAATACCTTATTGGTTACTTGCTCGGTTGATAATGCCATTTAATTTCCTAGTATAGACCTGACAATGTTTCCATTGCCATCTCATCAAGGTTTACAATACCCTGCATAGCAACGTTTCTTCTTGTTGCCCACTTGTTATTTGCATGAGCCGTTCTGAAATTACTTTGTTGAATTAATTCTTTTGCTCTAATCTCACAGAACCATAGTGCCATGACACAGTCAGTTGGTCCTTTAGTATCAGCTTTCCAGGTGATTAACTGGTTAACCAAAGCCTTAACGTGTTCATTAGAGTTATCAGGAAGCTCAATAAGGTTATCCCGATTGTACTTTCCATCACGCATACTACCAAACAAGGATGACATGGCAGCTACACCGAAGTTAACATCCCACTTGTTCTTGCTGGTAAAGTGCTCCCGTAGTGCCGTACCACGGCTGGCAAGCCACATTCGCAGCTGATCATCAAGCGAGAAGGCTTTCTGATAAGCGTTGATTTCAATGCGTAGCTCTTGGGGTTTGTATTCTTCTACCCATTCCTTGATTAAGCTATCAATTTTTTGTGGCGTAGATTCAGCCATATTGTGCACGTCAAGGACATACCGTTTGTTGGTCTCTCGGTTAACTGCATAGACAACCATGGCGGTTTTACCAGACATGGCAGGATCGAGTCCCATGATAACAAACCAAGAACCCTCTGGTTTAGGGTGACCAGGAGCATTAAAGTTTAATCTGCCCACTTTACGCATACGGTTGATTGAACCATTAACAACGGGAAGGGGGAAGATAGCATCTTCTTCGACATCTTGCTGTTGATAAACAAGTGCCCACGTGGAGGGGCTAACCTCGCTACGACGGTCAAACAGTCGCCTACCGTCCCACTTTACAAAGTGCCCGTTTTCATCGGGTGTAAGCAATTCTGGATCATCAAACTCGTCAGCCCCATCCAGCGGTCTATCAGACCTAGCCCAGAGTGTCTTCCACTTCTCAGGCTTATCGTCAAACTCAAGTACAGCTGGCATGGCTAGGTAAGTGAAAGGTGACTTACCGCCAGTCCAGTGCTCTGGATTTCTAATTTCTTTATATAGATCTATGGAGGAAACTCTAGTCCCTGCAATCAGCAGCGTCCCAGTCGAACCCACACGGGTAACTACCATCTTCTGCAACCAGTTGAGCTGCTTCTCCCATTCGTGCGCGTTTGTCGTTGAGACAATATCGTCCATGATGATTAGATCCGCACGAGTACCGTAGATCTGTTGTCCAATACCAAGAGCTTGAACCGTCGGGTCCTTCTCTCCTGATTCGCGTTCGAGATAAATTCTGTCTGCAGTCCATTGGTCTGCTGTCTCCTTGTAGCCCCCTGGGGGTCCATACACCTGTTGCATCTTAAGCCATGGCTCTTCAGTCATGCGCTGCTTCAGGGAGTATAAGAACTCTTTGGCGCGGGTCTGGGTCTGAGAAATGATAACAATGCGGATATTTGGGTTAAGCGCAATTTTGTACATGGCGTAGTTAACCGTCATTGTGGTTGATTTGGCGTGTTCAGGTGGCACGTTAATCAGGAGCCTACGGCGGTTACCTGGCTCATAGGTCATGGAAGGGTGTTGCCACGTCGGGTCGTGACCCTCAAGAACGTCAATCCAGTTTTGCTGATGAGGGAATACCTCGGTGTTCAAGAACTCTCTGGAGAACGTGGCAAAATCTATATTATGTTTATTCTCGCCTAATGAGGCGGCAATGGCATCTGACCCAAAGTTAGAAGCTTCCTCGACCTGCGCCGCGAATTCCCCATCTAGGAGCCAAGTTCTTAGGCTGGTCTTCTTCTTTCCCACAGCAGCAAGGGCGGAATCCATATCGATGCCCTGCTTGAGAAATGAAATAAACTTTCTCTGATCTTCAATTTGCCGAAGTCTGGTATGGTGTTGATCTCCAGCTTTAGCAGCCATAATAAACCTAATTATTCTCTAGTTATAATATAATACTATAAAGACTATAGCGAGACCTCGTAGAAGGTCTCGTAGTTAATAGGCAAGCCATAAGGCAGGCTTGCTTAATATTATAACCTCTACTAATACTAACCCTGTTACAAAAGACTTGTAACGCTCTGTTACCAAATTGTTACCTAAATCACATAGATTGTTATAAACAAAACAAATAGATAATACTAGGGGCAAACAACTAACAATAAATTATATTAGACTCTACACTATTAATTCACTAGCTCCTTAATAACCGTGGGT